TACAAGTCAGAGGGCAATCGTAAGCAATCACTGACTGCCATGAAAGAAAACGGTAAAACTGTCTACAAGCCTGAACTTATCCAGTAGACAAACATCACAATATCATGTAGACTAATTACTAGTATGCATAAAAAAATTCACCTAGATATAGACTATAAACATTTCTTATCACAGGAAATACCAAAAGGTAGCACTTGTATCGCACACCAAGTGGTGGAACTCAAGGACATACATGAGAAATTTCCAGGCGGCTTCCCTCAGACTTACGGGTTGGCCAACACCACCATACACCAGAAGTTCTGGGACAAGGATGATTGCAATTACGATGAGCTGGAGGAGAAGTTAGGCATAGAACCGGTGACAGTCAGCACCATAATGCAACCACCCGGCAATGTGATACCACTACACAGAGACACCTTCTTTAAAATTAAATCCCAGTATCCAGAAAACAATAGAGTGGTGGTGAGATGCAACATATACCTCGAGGACTGGAAAGCAGGACATTTCCTACAGTACAATGACGAAATAGATACACACTGGAAACAAGGTAATGGTCACATGTGGGACAGCGAAGTCTTGCATATCGGAGCGAATGCCGGCATGGAAGACAAGTACACTTTACAAATCAGTGGTTTCTTGAAATAGATGACTACGAGGTATACAGCTCTTCCAGACAACAAGGAGAAACCGTTTGGAGGTGCTTACAGTGTGCATGATCCAGAAACGTGCCAGACGAGGGATGATGCAGTCAAAGAATACATATCTAACCAATCACAATTAGACAATGAAGAAATTAAAAGCAACTATGTAAAGACATATAAAAAATGGATGTTTGCCGCACACCCTAAAATCAAAGGTTGGGAGGACTACAACGAATTGTGTTTCACCCAGGGCACCACAGAATCTTTCGCACAGTTTTATATACGTTTCAGAGAATCCAAAAGGTTAAGATTGGCCAAGGGCGAGTACTTCTACAACCAGATGATGAAAGGATTGTGGTTTAAGGAAAAGTTTGCGTGGCTCGACGAAGATGGGATCAGACACAATGATGTTGTGTTGATAAGCATACCGTTTTCTGACACAGGTGCAGTACCAAATTATCTAGAAAAATTATTAACAGACTGTGACAAAAATGATGTACCAGTGATGCTTGATCTCGCTTACGTCAGTCTATCCGTTGATCAGGAGGTGGACCTGACACATAAATGCATTGAATACGTAGTGTCGTCTCTGTCAAAAGTATTTCCCGTCGAGTTATATAGGATCGGTATACGTATGCAAAGAAAAAAGTTTGAAGATCAACTGTACGTGATAAATGAAAAAAATTACAATTACATCAATGTGATGAGTGCATTTGTTGGAACTAAACTAATGGAAAAATATCCTGCCGATTACATATACAACAAATATCAACAAAAGCAGTTGGACATGTGTGACAAATTAAATGTAGAAGCATCGCCGTGTGTGTACTTTGGTATAGACAAACGGGGACAGTTCCAGGAATACAATCGTGGGACAGATTCCAACAGGCTGTGTTTTTCTAGGATATGGGACGGGAGAATGAAGGATGAGTGATCCCTACTTTTACGACCAATGGCAGAACGATAAGTTAACATACAACATAGAAAAATATAACTTTCCGCACTTGATCTTAGAATTGATCAAAGAAAAATTTCCTAGTGTATTATCATTAGAAAAAATTCACCAAGCGGTAGAACCATCACAGATATCAGAACTATGTTTGTATGTGCAAAAAGCATTTGGCAGAAAAGAGTACATGGTGTTATTTGATCAGTTCGCCGAAGAGTACATAGCACCAAAATTACAAGGAAGACGTTACCTTATCAAAAGACAACCGACACTCAATTGTGTGATCCCTGACCAGAGTAAACACGCAAGGAGACTGCCGTTCCACCAAGGAATATTCTATAACAACGGTATAGGAATGGCGACCATGTGGATGCCATTGACGAAAGCATCAGGTACCAACTCCATGTACATTGCAGACCTAGACGACAGCAGGAAGTTAACAAAAGAGGTTATAGATCAAAGATTGAATCTAGAAGAGTTCGAAAGGAAATGCTTACAGGTGTGTAGTCCTGTTGAAAAATCTCCAGGCGAAGTGCACCTATTTACACAGGAACACATACACGGCAATGTTAACAACGAGACTGGAGTGACAAGATGTGCCATAGATTGGCACGTACTTCCGGAAGGTGAGGAATACAATGGCCGAGAGCCCGGTGGCTTTTTCCGACTCGCAGGTGATTACGAGCAATCAGATAATGCAGATTACACGGGCATGACTTTTATTTCATACGTTGGGAACAATTCAAGATACGACAAAAATATCCCATTACATTTCCAGCGAAAGGTCATCGATGAATACTGCAAAACTAAAGGTATCAACAACAGCGGTGTGCAATTTGAGAACGAGTTTTTGACTTGGCTACCCATACTAGAGCATTACATCAAGCAGAAAGTGGACGGCATAGTGATGTTGAGCATACACAGTCTACCAAATGACAAAGCAAGAGCAGACGAGCTACTGCACATGGCTATTGCCAACAAAGTGCAGTTGCATTTTGCCAACGAGTTCTGTACACTCAAAGCACAAGAGGATCTAGAACGCATACAGACTTACTTGGCCTTTTCTCCTAGCAAAGAAAGAACACAATGAAAACCATAGTATCAAGTCATAATGACTGGGATCCGTTGGAGGAATGTTTCGTTGGTACAGCCACCCATGCTAGGTTCCCAACAATGGATCGTAGCACACATTCGTTTTGTTTCACCACAGAGAAATACGAGGACATCAAAGACCTCGAGGGTCCTGTGGATCAGAGGATAATAGATGAATCCAACGAGGACCTGGACAAACTAGCAGACACATTGAAAGGATTGGGAGTAAAGGTCAGGCGTCCTACACCGCAAGATCATTCCAAGACCTTCAGCACACCGGAATGGACCACCACCGGATATCAGACCTACTCCTGTAGGGATCTGTTGTTGCCATTGGACAACTTGATAATAGATTGTGCATCGCCGTTGAGGAGTAGATACTTCGAGACCCGAGCATATAGGGATTTCCTATATGAAGCAATGGAAGGTGGAACTGAGTGGATATCAGCACCAAAACCCATATTACAAGATGAGATATACCAGACTGAAAATCTAGCAAATCCCTCGACTCGTAACCATGAAATAGTTTTTGACGCTCCAAACGTGGTGAGGTTAGGCAATGACTTGTTGTTCCAGGTCAGCAATTCAGGTACGGAGATGGGTGCTCAATGGCTTAAGACCATATTAGAGCCTAGAGGATACAGGATCCACATGGCAGACAAGTTCTATGCATTCGCACATTTTGACAGCACAGTGTTACCACTACGTCCGGGCCTAGTGTTGTTCAACGGTGACAGATTAAATCCAGACAGACATCCAAGGATATTTGATAAATGGGACAAGATATATTTTCCGGGAGATAAAATTATAGATGTAGGTTGTTCTTTACCAAATGGAGTCACAACTACTTCCCCTTACATAGGACTAAACTTTTTCAGTGTGAACGAAAACCTAGTGATATGTGACAAAAATCAAACACACCTACGTAAGGAACTTGACAAACATGGCATAGAAAGTATAGGGCTAGAGATGAGGCATGCAAGGGCCATGGCGGGCGGTTTCCACTGTGTCACACTAGACGTGAAGAGAAAAGGATCACGTCAAGATTATTTCTAATCCTTATTGTAGATTTTGAAATTCTGTAGGTAATTCGTCGATCTGCCTTTCTATGTTGGACGAAATCGTACCGTGGAGTCCTTTTAACAACATGAAATTATGGAATGTGTCCTCTCCCTGTTGGTCCTGCCATGACTGTGCCCATTCTTTATTTCCTATCATCTGATAATAGAACAGTATCTCCTTGCACCATCGCATGACTGCTTCCTGTTCTGACTCAGATTCATCACGGCCAGGTATGTTGTTGAAGCGGAAACCCCATTCCTTCATCGTCTGTGTTTCTGGTTCGT